CGAGGACGTGCGCGCGGGTCGCCACGCCTACCCCTCAGCGGCGGGCGATTTCGGGCCCGCGGGCCGCGGCTTCGGCGCGGGCGGATCCGGCGCTTCGGGGACCACGCTGGCGGCGGCGCCCGCCCTCTGGTCCGCCATGGTCACCGTGTCCGCGGCGGCCACGCCCTGGGCGCGCTGGTCGGCCACGGAAACCGGCGGGGTCTCCGCCTCTGGCGGCACGGCGGCCCTGGCCGCCGCCGCGGCAGCCCTGGCGCGCTGATTCTCGAAGGTGTACCGGCCTTCCTGCGACGGCGCCATCACGCGTCAGCTCCTCGACAGGATCGCGTAGGCGATTCCGGCCGACGCGGCCGCCATGGTCGGCAGCACTGCCGGGGCCGTGGCCGTGGTCGACACGGTCGCGGTGGAGACCAGCGGGACCTGGGTGGAGATGGCCTGCTCGCCCGCGACACTGCCGCCGGCCATCCCGTCGAGGACCGTGCCGGTGCCGGAGGTGACGTTGTAGAACGCCAGGCCCCACACAGCCGGGGCGTCCAGGGAGCCGCCCGGGACACCGATGGTGCCGATGTCCTGCGCCAGCGCCGACAGCTGGAGGTGCTGCGCCCCGGCCGCCCACCCTGCGGTGACGTCCGTGGTCTGCCCCAGCAGCGCGGCCCCGGTGCTGACGCCGTTGTACAGGGCGACCCAGGAGTGCGCCGCCGTCGCGGTCGCCTGGGTCTTCACGTTGAAAGCGACGAAGTCGAAGATGTCGCCCACTTGCACCGGGACGGCGTAGACGGTCAGGACGGTGGTGGCCAGCGTGATCGTGACCGCCGTGATGTCGCGGCGGCTGATCGTGCGCCGGTACGGCGGGTTCGGGCTGCCGTCGAGCAGCCACTCTTCCTCGGAGTCGGGGTACCGGCCGGATGTCAGATCACTCATCAGAAGCCCACCAATCCGCCGGCGGTGCCGGTCGATAGCGCCGCCGCGGTCGTGGTCCCCGAGTTGACGTTGCCATAGGAGATGATCCGGGAGTTCGCGTCCTGGTAACGGTTCGGCAGGAACGCCAGGTAGCTGTAAATCTGGAAGCGGACCTGCAGGGTGCCGGACAGGATCTCCTGCAGGACGCGGGTCCGCACCTCGCCCTCGAACAGCAGCAGGTCGTCGAACACGCCCGCGATGACCGGGGTGAACGTGTCCCCCGACCCGGAGCCGTCCGTGGGTGACACGTGCCCGGCGGAGACGCTGGACATGCCCGGGCTGGTCGTCGCCCCGCCGAAGGTCAGCGGGATGTTGTTGTCCACATACCAGGTGCGGCCCAGGATCGTGCCGACCGGGCCCTCATCCGGCGCGCCCGGGTCGAAGTCACCAGTCGCCGCCGCGTTCCACGGGCCCTGGTTGGACGGCGGCACGAGAGGCCGCTTGTTCCCGTCCACCGCTGTCGCGAACGCGTTCCACACCGCCTCATTGGAGACGAGCGCCTTCGCCCGCAGGAACCGGTTCCTGCCGATCTGGGAGAACAGCTGGCCGACGCCGGAGTAGAAGTCGTTGCGCCCGCTGTCGCCACCGGTCCAGACTTCCCCCGCGGTGGAGGCGGTCACGCCGTTGACGATGATGCCCGGAGTGCTGCCGCCGGTGATCGTGCCCTGCGGGTACAGGCCCGTGATCTGGCCAGACGACCCGGAACCCAGCATCACCAGGCCATCGACCTGCATCGCGTGATCCTGCATCAGGTCCTTCGTGATCACGGAGTCAAACGCGATCGGGGACTGGTCCAGCAGCTGGATGCCCACGTCCTCCTGCCCGGCCACGGTGCGGACCAGCGCGTTGACGTAGTTGTCGGCCATGTCCCGGCCCGGCACAGGGCCGCCGTCAGAAGCCTGGGCGCCAGTCGCCGTGCCAGTCGTGATCCGCGGCAGGTTGATCGAGTCCGTGCCGGAAGGCAGCGGCATCGAGTTGCACAGGTTCGCCAGAGTGCGGCCCGCACGCAGGTAGGCGACATATTCGTCAACCAACCAGAGTGGCGGCACGAAATACCCGCCCGTGCCATCCGTTCTGTTGAGCGCCCGGGTCTCGAAAACGTTCACACCCGAGCCGAGGAACCGCTCGAACGCCAGCTCCTCACGCCGCGACGCGGTGTGCAGCCGCTCGACACGCTCCTGCGCCGCGCGGGCCCGCCGCTCACGCCGGTTCGGCAGCTCGACACGCAGCTCAGCGGCGTGCCGTCCCAGCCGCTCCCGGGACTTATCCAGGCCGCCGCCGCCATCGCCGTTGCTGAACGCGTCCCGGGCCAGGTCCGCCCAGTAACTGTTCGGGCTGTGCTGCCCGTAGATCATCGGCTCCGAGGTGACCTGGACGCCGCTGGGCCGGGCACCCGAACCGTGGTCATCAGCCACCCCGGCGTTCCCAGCGCGGGCCGCCCGGGCCCGCTCCTCACGCTGCGCCTGGTCGCCCAGGTCGTCCAGCCGCTGGTTCAGCGCCCGGATCTCGGTCATGCCCGCGGCGTACCGCGTGTCCTCGTCCTCAGTGGTCGCCCGGGACGCCGCGGCAGCCTGCGAGAGGATCTCGCGGTTCGCGGTGATCAGGGACGCACGGCGGGTCTCAAGCTGGCCGGTCAGATCATGGCCGTCGTCAGGCAACGGAGCCTCCACGCAAAGATGGCAAATGGAACCGGCGATCTCTGCGTGTGAGCTGTCCAGCGCGTCAGGGGCTTGAGGCTGCGATCGCAGCGGCGGCCTGTGACGCTCCCGAGTGCTACGGGGCAACCGCGCCAGTGGTTACAGGCAGGACTATACCGCCCTCGCGGCCAGGGCCTCCAGATCAAGCTCCCGCGTCATCAGCTCCAGCTTCCGCGCCGCCGCCATCTGCGTCTCCGGGCCCGGGATGCCCGTCGAGTCATCCACGGCAACCGCCGCACCCGTGCCTGCCGCGAAACTGTGACCGCACTGGTCACAGAACTGGGCGCCCCCGTGGTTCCCCGCCTGGCACTGCGGGCACGTCAGCCCCGCCGCGTGCGGCGCCGCGGGCGCGTCATAGTCCGACGCGAAGGACAGCTGGTCATCTTCCGCGGCGGACGCGCGCAGCTCGTACGGGCCATCCGCGGCCTTCGCCTCGCCGAAGCCCTGCAGTGTGGTCACATCCACGCCCAGCTCCTTGGCCCGGCGGCGGATCAGGGCCTGCGCGGCCTTCCAGTCACCATGATGCGAGGCCGCGAGAACAGCGGCGGCCTTGAGCTGCTTCACGTTGCTGATGGGGTACGAGCCGTCCGGCAGCGAGTTGCCAGCCGTCTTGGCCTTGTCCCGCTCAGCCGCGGTGACCGACAGATGCTCGCGCAGGCGCCCATCAGACCAGTCCATGCCCACCAGGCCGCCGCCGTAGCCCGGGTCGTCAGCGTCATGGTCGTTGACGAGGCCCCGGCCGCACTGATCGCAGATCTTCGCGTCCGGAGCGTTCCACCGCTGGCACCACGGGCACTGCTGGGTCTCACCCGGCGCCGCCGAATACGGCGCCGACGGGCGCAGCCCGGCGCCGCACTGATCGCAGTAGCAGGCGTCGATGTCATTGCCGCTCTGGCATTGCGGGCACGTCACCGTCTCGTCCGCGCCCCGCTCATACGGCTGCGTCGGCATCCGCCGCTCCCGGCCCAGGATCGCCGGGCCGCCGATTGCGACCGGCCGGCGGAACGACAGCGCCTCCATCGTCGCCCCGGCCGTCGCAGTGTTCGCGCCATGGACCACCGCGCACACGTCCCCGCGGTGAATGTCCATCTCGGCCACCGTCCGGTGCTCGAACGCGGCGTCCCACTCCTGGCGCAGGCACACAAACGCGAGTGACATCTCATCGAGGTCACCGCGCTCAACCGCGCTGGCCAGCGCCCGCACCTCCTCACGGCGGCCGTCCATCGACGGGACATGCGAATGCAGGCCGGTGGTGTCCTCGGCCAGCTTCATCGTCCCGGACTTCGTCCTCGCGAGCGGGATACCCGCGTCGTTGTGGCCGATCAGGAACGGCACGTCCAGGTTCGGGTTACGCAGCGACCGCTTCGCGGCCCACGGCCCCACATCCTCCGTGTACGGCTCACCGCGCGGATCCCACATCGGGAAGTCCACGCCGTAGACCGCCGCGTACCCGTTCCACTCGAAGTTCGACCCGGCCGCGGTGCCGTTCGGCTTGGCCCGCATCTCGATGTTGCCCTGCGCGAACTGGAGCGCCAGGCGCTCAGGCACGCCCCGCATCGCCATCCGCCGCTGACGGCGCATCTCACGGTCCATTCCCGGCCTCCCTACAGTCCCTGGCTCAGTCTCGGCAGCATCGGCGCCAGAGGCATCGCGTTCACCTGGTCACGCTGGGCATCGGTCAGCGGCGCCATGTCCTCGCCGGTCCGCACCTCATCCTGCGTCACGGTGCGGCTGGCGATCATGGCGTGGTTGACGGTCCAGCGGGTCAGGATGTCGGTGCGCAGCAGCGGCGACAAGTCGAACTTCACGTACTGGCCGGCCGGGAGCAGCGACCCGAGCTTCCGCTCCCACCAGGTGATCCACCGCTGCATCGTGTACGTCAGGAAGTCCAGCGCCCGCTGCTCAACGTTCGCATAGGTGATGCTGGACCCGGAGATCGGGACCGCGACCATCTCCGGCCACACCCGGAAGTACCGGCACACCTGCAAGTCGCTGATGCCCTGCGTGTCGATGAACTGGGAATCGGTCGGGTTGACCTGCACCTGCTGGTACTTCCACCCGCCCGTCATCACCACCGGCTCGCGGCTGCCGTGGACGGCGGCCATGAACTTCTGCTTGACCGTCTGCGCGTCCTCCTGCGAGAACTCGTCCTGCGAGTCGTTGGTCAGCAGCGAGGAGGGATGGGCGCCGTCCTCGAAGAACCCGTTG